GGATTCGAAGCAACATTAGTAGGCACAGTGTTACTAGTAGCACTGTTAGCATTCTTTGACATTCTTTGGAAATAACATGACAACATACAATTTTTATAGCGATGCTGGACACGGTTGGTTGGAAGTAGGACGCGATGAGTTGGCAATGCTACACATTGACGACCAGATCAGCCACTACAGCTATACCAAGGGAGATAAAGTATACCTTGAGGAAGACTGCGATGCATCACTATTCATTAACGCACTGGAAAATCTGGGTGTGAAGTTTACATTCAATAGCATTACTAGTAACGGTGATTCACCAATACGATTCATGAAGAGGTACACAAAATGACCGAGGGTCTGTCATCATCTCGCATTGTCGAATTGAATTCTGACGAAGAGTTGGCAGACTTTGTAGATAAATTGGCAAAGAAATATTTAAGCAACGGAGGTAATATGGATGATGATGTAGAAGACTGGTTAGACTCCGAGTTTAATCGTATCTATGTAACGTATGCATATCCTGACGTAACCAAGGTAAACTAACATGAACTATCTAGACGTACAGCAATTCGAAACCTACGTGACAGCGTGTGCTAAAAATAGTGGCGTTAGTGTATTGTGGGATGCACCAGATTCTACCCCTAGAACCAACGGTAGACAGATGTGGCTACCATTAATTACTAGTAACACTAGTGCAGAATGGCTCATTCGTATGCGCTATTTCGTTAAGCATGAGACAAGCCACGTAGTGTATAGCGACTTCAACTATCTCAATAAGGTTAGCCCAGTTGGATTGTTGGCACTAATCAATAATCTTATTGAAGACCATCGTATTGACCATCTTAACGACAGCGAGTACAAGGGTGACGGTGTTATTAGTAACGCATTCTGGTATCTGTATGCAGATGACATTAGCAAGCGTGTAGAGAGCAAAGACAAAGAGTTGCAGAAACAACAGCTAGAAACATTGCCACTATTCATATGGGATGCATCTATGCGTGACTGGATTCATTCAGCAGATGATACTAAAGAGCAGATGTTGCGACATGCAGACAGCATAGCATTAGAGCGACTAGGTAAGCTATTCAAGTATTCCAGTGAGTTGCGTACCATTCGTGAGACAGGTACGGCAGAGCAAGTTATGTCATTAGCGGAGCGTATCCTTATTGACCTATACGAGCAAGACCCAGAAGATTACAAGGGTGCAGACGAAGACGACAGCAAGGGTACTGGTACAGCCAAGGGTAAGGGCAGTGGTGAGGGTGAGCATGGTGAGGCTACTAGCGATGATGTAGACCGACTGATAGATGTACGCAAACTTATGAAGGACATTGGTCACGAGCATAAGCCTAGCAGGACAGGTATCCATCTTATCCCTGACAAGGTAGGCAGAGGTGCGTACACTATCCCTAGACCTGACGAGTACGTTATCTGTAGGTTTGACGGTAGCAAGATACCAACTGAGGTTAAGGATTATCTAGGCTCAGGCCATCTTAAGAAGGCTAGCATTGACAACTACATTACTAGTAACGCTAGACCTATGGCTAACAAGTTGCGTCTTAAGTTGCAGACACGTAGCAGGGACAGGTACGAGTATGGTAAGAAGAGGGGTAAGTTGCACAATGGTAGTTTGCATCGTCTTGTTAGCGGTAATGACAAGATTGCAGAGAAGGTATTTCGTCAGCGTGTTGTAAGCGATACAACCGATACTGCAGTGTGCTTGTTGGTAGACTGTAGCGGTAGTATGTCAGGCAGTAAGTTTGACATGGCATGTGCAGGTGCAGGTGCATTGGCAGAAGCATTGAAGCCCATCAACATTGCCTATTCAATCTATGGCTTTACTAATACGGTAGTAGACGAAGACCCTATTATCTGGATGTTCACTGAGTTTGGTGAGCGAGTTGCACAACCTGAGCTTATCAACAGGTTTCACAAGGTTAGCGGTGGCTTGTGGCAGAACAGCGATGGTGATGCCATTGCATATGCCACGGCACGACTAGCACAGCGCAAAGAACATCGTAAGGTGTTACTAGTATTGTCTGACGGTAGTCCGGCAGGTAGAGAACATGCAGGTGATGTAGAATGCTACACACTTAAGACAGTAGAACATGCAGAGAGTATGGGAGTTGATGTGTATGGTATTGGTATTTGCGATACTAACGTTACTCGTTTTTATAAAAAGAACGTAGTAGTTAACGACCTATCTAATTTGTCCAACACAATTTTATCAATCATTGATCGGAGCATTTAACATGACAGCAGACCTTAACGACCGAGTAGCAAAAGCAATTGCCGCACACTTAGGCAAGTCCCCTAAAGAAGAGGTGGCTAAGCCAGTAGCACCAACTGTTACCAAAGACCCAGAGACATTGGAAGATGGTCACGTATGGTATAGCAGTGTGTTTGGTTACAAGCCTAAGTTTGGTGACTTTGGTATTCGTGTACTTGATATGCCTACTAACCCAGAGATTGCACGACTCGTACCCAAGTGTGACCCTGACTATGTATTGCAGAAGGATGAGGCGGCATTACTAGTAGCGGGTATGATGGATGGTGACAAGACCCTTATCACTGGCCCTACTGGTAGCGGTAAAAGTTCACTGGTTAAGTATGTGTGTGCTAAGCTTAACCGACCATTCATTCGTATCAACATGAGTGGTGACGTTGAGAGTGCGGCATTGTTTGGTACACTGGTGGTACGTGGTGGTGCTACTGTATGGGAAGACGGTGCTATCACAGAAGCGGCTAAGTATGGTGCAGTGTGCTTAGTTGACGAGTGGGAACTTATGCCAGCAGAAATTGCAATGGGTATGCAGAACCTATTGGAAGATGGCGGTTATTTATATCTCAAAGAGAAGCCCGGTAATAGCGATGATAGAACAGTTACTCCACATGACGATTTTAGACTTGTGTTTGCTGGTAATACAGTTGGGCAAGGAGATATTACAGGTGCGTTTTCAGGTGTAGGTGTGCAGAATACAGCTACCATTGACCGATTCACCAACACTATCCGCTTAGGTTATCTGTCACAGAAGCATGAGGTTGACATCATTACTAGTAAGAGTAGTGTTGACAAGAAGGTTGCTACTGACATGGTGCGTCTTGCATCACTGGTGCGTACAGCGTATGAGCAGGGTAAGATTGGTCTTACTATCAGCCCACGTACCCTTATCAATTGGGCACGTAAGCAGAAGCGTTACGATGCACAGTATGCATTGCAAGTGTGTTACCTTGAGAAGCTTACACCTGACGACAGCAAGAGTGTGTCAGAGTTGTTTGCCAAGGTATTCGGCTAATGTGTTGACAGCACCGCAAGGTCTGTCATCACTAGCTTGTTACTAATAACATGGAGGATGTATGATTGAAGATAAAGAATTTGTATGGCCTTTCCCTAACAGCCCATTGCCTACTGAGCCACTAGATAAATTACCATTCAATCCTGAGAACGAAGAGGACGCACCGATATGACAACCCATTACGGCAAAGATGCATTGGACACACTTACTAACAACGCACCAGACTTTGAGGAACTTGATGAGGGTATGCAGGGTAAGTATAACCATACAGATTGCCCTAATGGTGTTGATAATCGAGAGCGTTTGTATGTTAAGAATGTAGATGGTGCTTACCTATGGCATTGTCATAACTGTGGAGATAGCGGTTATTACCGACAGAAGGAGACAGTTAGTCGCATAAAGAGTGCAACAAAGACAGCACTATCATTACGTACAGCATCACCTACGTATGACGAGTTGACAACGGAATCAGATTATGATAAGTTTAGAATTGAGGGGCAGTTGTGGTTGGGGCAGTATGGCTTTGATAAAAGCATGTGTAGAAACTTTTTTATCAAGGAAACTGAAGACGGTATAGTATTACCAGTTAAAAACAATACTGAATTAGTAGGTTATCAAGTAAGACGATATAATAAAACACCTAAGTATCTTACTTATAGTAAACAACAGTATAGTTTTATAGATAACTATGCAGAAGTGTATACTAGACCATTAGTTATTGTAGAAGATTTACTTAGTAGTTACAAGTTAAGCTATGCAGGTTATCCTACATTGTGTTTACTTGGTACTAAACTTGATCCATCAGCACATCGTATTGTGCAGAAATTTAGGAAACTGAGAGTTGTGTTGTGGTTAGATGACGATACAGCAGGACAAGTAGCGGCTAAGAAACTATTTACAGAACTATCGCCCATAGCACCTAACATGACTGCAATTTTCAACCATCAACCAAAAGAACTACCAATAGATGTTCTTGTAGACATGGAGTTATAATGAGCTATGACATAGACTTACTAGTTGTTACTAGTAACAAAGACACTTACAACAGATTCAAGGAGCATGTAAAGAAGCACAACGTATCACCAATTACAATGGAGATTTTCAATGTATTGGGTGAGTATTGGGACAACTATCCGGCACGTACAGAAATCAACTACTCAGAGTTTCGTACATTCTTTTCAATTGTGAAGGGACGCAAGGTTAAAGACCCATCAGCATACGAGGTTGCATTTGACAACCTTAAGGATGCATTAGACAAACCATCACCAATTGTTAAAGACTTGTTAGGCAAGTTGATACAGACAGATTACGCTACACAAATCTATGATGTGTGCCTGAAGATTGGTACAGGTATGGGCGGTGATCTTGAAAGCATCGAGCCTATGCTTAACGCATACAAGAAAGAGATTGGCACAACAGTAGAGAAGGATGACGTATTCGTTAACCCAAGCTTGTCATACATTTCAGAGGTAGTTGCAACAGGTGGTCTTAAGTGGCGACTGAAAGAATTAAACGTAGCACTAGGCCCATTACGTAAGGGTGACTTCATCATCATTGCGGCACGACCAGAGACAGGCAAGACAACATTCACAGCGAGTGAAGCAAGCTACATGATGACTCAGTTACAGCCAGATGAGCATGTGATCTGGATTAACAACGAGGAAGCAAGTAACAAAGTTATGATGCGTGTCATTCAATCTTATCACGGTGTAACGACAGGAGATTTACTTGACAATGCTGCGACATACGAAAAAGAGTTTATTAGTAACGGTGGTGATAGATTCCTAGTGCTTGATGACGACAGTGGTATCAAGAGTGCAATTAAAATTGCGCGGTTGTTTAAAGAATACAAGCCCGGCCTCATCATTTTTGACCAACTTGACAAGGTGCATGGATTCAAGCAAGATAGGGAAGACTTACGCATTGGACAGCTATATGAATGGGCACGTGATGTGGCTAAAGAATATTGTCCAGTCATTGCCATTAGTCAGGTAGATGGTACAGGTGAGGGTGAGAAGTGGATTCAGATGAACCAACTACGAGGCAGTAAGACCGACAAGATTGGAGAAGCAGATGCCATTATCACGATTGGCAAGAGTAACGAACCTGCTATGGACTTACAGCGTTTCATTCATGTGCCGAAGAACAAACTGTTCGGAGGTAGCGAAACACTTGAAGCACATAGACATGGATGTTTTGAAGTTGAGATTGAACCAGCAAAGGCAAGATATGTCAGCAAATGGAAAACTAAATAGTGGTGATGTGTATGTAGATAAAGATGGTGATATTCGTATCTATTGTAAAAATACATGGGATGTATGGTATCCAACTGTTATTACAAAAGAGCACATGTGGGTACAAGATGCTAGAGCAATGGAACATGGTGTACCACAAGAATATAAATTTCTACTTAACATTAAAGACTTACTAATTGCAATTAAAAAGGATGCGTTAGATGAACCTAGTAATTGACCTTGAGACAACCATTAGATGCCCAGTAGGTAACAATACAGGCAACCCTATGTGGAGAGGTAACAAGGTAATTGCTTGGGGCGCTAAAGTTGTAGACGGTGAGTACGGCTACAAATACGATTCTGAGGGTATAGATTTATCTTCATTACGTAGACATTGTGATGTGTCAGAACTTGTCATTGGTCACAATGTTAAGTTTGATTTGTTGTACGTCTATCGTGATACTAGTAACACATTGCCACGTATCTGGGACACACAACTAGCGGCTTATCTACTCAGTGGTCAGCGTCATTTGTATGCATCACTGGATGAGTTGACAGCAGAGTACATTGGTAAACATGCACTGAAAGATGATCGTATCAAAGCCTACTGGAAGAGTGGCATGGACACCAACGAGATTCCACAAGCAGAGTTGTTAGACTATCTTGAAGGTGATGTACGAAACACATGTGAGATATTCACAGCACAGTGGGCAGAGGCAGAAGCACTGGAGATATTGCCATTGATGTTCACACAGATGGATGCATTACGTGCAACTATTGAAATGAACCGTAACGGTATGCGTGTTGATTGGGATTATGTCGAAGAGCAACGTGATTGGTATGCTTCAGTGTTAGAGGAAGCACAAGCCGCAGTAGCTAAGATAGCACCTGACTTAGACACAGCTAGCCCTAAGCAATTGTCACTATACTTCTTTGGAGGTGAGGAGAAATACAAGGAAAAGATTGATGATGGCTTTTATAAGAATGGTAATGTACGTAGCAAAATTGTGGAGAGAGTTCGGAAAGTTGATGGAAAGTATGCCCCTAAAGGGGAGCTAGGTAAAAGTGGTTACTACTCTACTGACGACAGTGTGTTGAAAGACTTGGCATTGAAAGGTGATGAGGTTGCAGATCGTCTTCTAATCATTCGTGAGTGCAGTAAGATTAAGGACACCTATTATGAGGGTTTGATCGGATTACGTTTCCCTGACGATAACATCTATCCTAACCTTAACCATTGTGCAACTAAGACAGGTAGGTTGTCAGCTACTAACCCTAACCTACAGAACCAGACAGACACAGGTAATGTTAAACGTGCCTATGTGAGCCGCTATGGTAAGTCTAAGGGTAGCATACTGGAACTTGACTATAGTCAGCTAGAGATGGTTGCACTAGCCTACTTAGCTAATGACTTAACCCTCATTGATGATATTAATAACGGTCGTGACATGCACCGTGAACTTTACAAAGGAATGTATGGTCGGTATCCAACTGACAAAGAACGGAAACCCTTTAAGCGATTCAGCTTCTTACTCGTTTACGGAGGCGGAGTTACTACACTTATGGCGCAAAGCGGTTGTGATAGAGCAACAGCTAAGAAATTTATTAACACATTCTACACACGATATACAGGAGTCAAGAAATACCATGAAGAAATAGTTGCAAAAGCAGAGAAGGAAGCAGTAGTAAGCTATGACCCAGATAAAAGTGGGCCTCAGTACACCTACTTTCACAACAGCCCTACAGGTAGACACTACATCTTTAACAAGTATCCAAACGAATACAAAGGAGGTCTGTCATTCAGTCCTACCGAGTTGAAGAATTGGCCTATTCAAGGGTTTGCTACTGGTGACGTTGTTCCTATGATGGTTGGTATCTTGCTTCGTGAGTTGGAAGATGCTAAACTAACACCTGATGTTAA